GACGTCCTGTGACGTCTGTTACTTTTGCTTTTGCCACGATTATTATTCTCCTATAAGTTTGTGTTGGGGGCGGGTTTTTAGGCCCGCCCCCGAACTGATTAAATTAGTTGGTTTCTGCCAAGACTACAGACTGGTCAGTGATTAGACCTAGACCGTAGATTGCATACCAAGCAAGTGCATGCTCACGACCGAAGTCTAGAATACCGCCATCGCGGAGTTCTACTGGTAGAGAGATTGCGTGACCGAATGCGTTATCTCCAATGAAGATAGCTGTGTAGCGGTCCTTGTTACCGTTACCGGTCTTTGTTGCTGGTGAAGTGTAACCTCCGCCAGTTGGGTAGACGATTGGGCTTACAGCTGAATCGGCTGAGTAACCTGAACCAGCTCCGTTTGCTACCTTCTGGATCTGTGTTGTCTCAATGAATACTGTGTCGTACAAACGACCAATTTCACCAAGCATGAAGTTACCTGGAGCAGCGTACTTTGTAACTTCGATGAACTCTGGATTGTCACGAAGCTTGCGGCTCTGGTGTGGGTGGATAAATGCCACGTAGGTTTCACCCAACCGTGGGATGTTCTTGGTTGCAAGTGTCTCTACTGCGTCCTTTACAACACCTGTTGTAAGGTCGAATGCACCAGTTAGAGATGCACGGCTTGTACCAGCGGTACCTGTGCCGTACCAGTCATTTGCAGCTGAAAGACCTGAGCGGTCGTAGCCGTAGATAACTGAAGATGCAGCCATGAGTGTGTCACGAGCCTGGCCATCTAGGTAGAGAGCCATGTTACGTCCAAGAAGACGTGAGGCTGAAGCCATTACGTCATCGAATGAAGCATTCAATAGAAGCTCAGATACAGCAATTGCATAGCCATGCTCTGCAACTGTGATTGAGAACTGTTGAGCTGTTAGTGCGTTTGTTGACATACGAACGCCTTCAACGAGTGAACCCGCGAAGCCGAGGTTGTTGTAACGCATAAAGTTGATCTGTAGACCTGGTGCAACTCCTAGTTCTGTCTTCTTAACAGCGAACTGTTCGAAGCGAAGAATAGGCATTGACTGGAAAAGGATTTCCTTTGACCAGATGGTCTGAATTGCTTGTGTAAGCTGGCTGTTAGAACCAGAGTACGCGGTAGGTGCTGCGGCTAAATTGCCGGTACCTGTTACGGCTGATGCCATGTCGGTTTTACTCCTTAGTTAGTTTTTAATTTATTAGGTAACTTCTTACCCGAAGATTCCCTTGCCTCGGTCAGATGCTGATTTACCCAGCAACTTACCTCGGTATTTTGCGTATTCGGTAACCGACATTGCGGCAATCTGCTCCGCAGTAAACGAGTTTTGCTCCATATTAGTGTCCATCGGTCCGGATGGAGGCGCTGTTACACGACTCCCAGTCATTTCTTTACGGGCATTCTGCATTGCAGATTGCGCCGATTCCAGGATTCTTGAAGATCGTTCTCTAAGTCCTGTAATACTTTGTTCAATCTCTTCAGGGGTATTTCCTGAGATGAGATCTACGAGCTCTGGCATGATGTTGTCACGCTCATCTTCCAAGCGGCGTGTGCGATACTCAGTGAGTTCCGCATATTGACGCTCACGCTCAAGAAGAGTGAAAGCACGTTCACGCTCTAAGCGCTCCGCTTCCAACTTTTGAGCCCACTCTACTTCTTTTGCCTCAAGAAGTTGACGAACATCCATCTCAGCTTCTGCCTTTTTCTTGGCTTCTGCTTCTGCCTCTGCTGCACGAGCTGCAGCTTCTGCAAGACGCTCTTCACGTTCCTTCTTAAGAACAGTGAGTTCTTCCTTTAAAGAATCTATCTGCGGATAGAGCTTAGATTTCTCTTGCTCTCTCACACGCTTTAGATCTTCTTCGCTATAGGCCTTGTCTGTCAAAACCTGCTCTTTTGTTTCTACTACTTTACTTTCTGTTGCTACTGGAACATCGGCTAAAAACGCTGCCTGTGCTTCCGGTGAATCAACAATATTTGTTGCTTCTGACATACTTTTTTTCCTTAGGTTTAAGAGGTCGTTGTCCGATTTAGTGCCACGATGACCTGCGGATTATTAGGTGGTAATAGGCTTTCAAACTATTGCTAGTTTGTCTGCCTAAACTTGTTATTCAGGTTTATCCGGATCTGGAGTCCTCTTTTGAGGAATCTTTGTTCCGTATGCTTCTGTAACAAGATCAACTTGAGTCTGCTGTAGTTCTTGCAGTACTCCTTCTTCTAGAGGAGAAATAACTCCTGGCTGGCCGGTAGGTCCTGGCCCGATGCCTTGACCAGGGTCTTGTCCTGGAGGTGTGGTTCCATCTGGCAAAATTCCAGTTAAAGATGCGATAGATGATGCAATCTGGTTCTTTACCAGCTGTAGGGCGCCATCTGCCTTAGCGTCGGCAATTAACTCTGCTCTAATTTCTTCAAGCTTTTCGTCTGGGAATTCTTCACCAAGTTGACGCAAAGCACCTTCACGGCTCTCAAGACCCATAGCCATCTTACTTTGAATTTCATTAAGAACAATTAGCTTATCTAATGGGAGTGGAGGTGGGAAGTGTACTTTAGATTCATAAGTTGTTGGATCTTCAAGATCTAGGACTGGAAGTTGATTTGCCTTTATTGGACCATTCTTAAGTTGATCCCAAACAAAAACTTCTGGTTCTTTAAATGCAAGGGTGCGAAGAATCAAGCTATTTATCTGCTGCATTCCTTCGCCGTATTGAATCATCTTCTGTTGATAACGATTCATCAAAGGTTGGTACTGAATAGATAGAGCTACACCTGAGGTGTTTGAAATAGGCTGTACTTGTCCTAGAGCAGTCTCTGGAACTCCAACCATTTCATGCATGGCTGTCTTAATGATCTTTAAGTATTCCATAGCGCCTTGAAGACCTTGACCGCCACCTTCTAGGTTAAATACTTGTGCATCCTTTGGAAGACCGCCCCATACTTTCTTAGGCCCCTTTTCTAGGGATGAAGCTTTAGCTCCTGTAATAACAGTAACGGGTGCAGCGTGGTAATTAATAATGTCTGCTACATCTGTAGCAACTTCGTTGTAGTTGCGGTTTAGAACGATAATGTCGTGGCAATCAGATAAGCCCCAAGGAGAGCCAGATACACGAACATTTGCAATATGAACGATAGGGACAATGCCAATAGGGTTTGGACGAGAGTCAATTAACTCATCATTAATGTATTCTTCAATACGATCATCAGTAAGAATTTCTGTGTAGGTATATACCTGACGAGTACCTTCTAAAGAGGTACCCCAAAAACGATACTTAAGCTTAAAACGAATTAGGCGTGAACGATCATGTGGGTGAAACTCTGGAAAACAAAAAGACGCATTGAGAGGAAGAATACGAACACGTCCTGGGTGTCGATGGCCTGTAGAATCTTCATAGGCTTCTTCATAAGCTACTTTAACAAAACAATCTCCGGACACTCCGCCTTGTTGTCCCATTTCCCACATAACAGAATATTTATCATTATCTACTTCCCAAACTCTTTTAAGAGCGTCAGGGACTACTGATTCTGTTTCTGCTGGGCTTCGAAAAGATGCTCCACGACCAAATGTAAAGTTAATTATGTAATCTGTAAATGCACGATAATAATTGTAAACCATTTGTGATTCGCCTATTTCACGGCGATAAGACCAATGATGTCCTAGATACATTGCCCAGTTAAGAGAATAGCGATTTAATCTTGGACCATGTACTTCAAATTCTTCATCTGCTAGTTCTACTAAACCAAGCGGAGAAATCGAGATGGTTAAATCAGATGACGCAGCTCTGTAACTGGGAGGTGAAAAATCAATACCACCAGCCATTATTCACAACTCCCCATCTTAATTTTTAAACCCCTTTGTTTTCCTTCTCTTTTTTCTACTTAGAAATAATATCTAAGTAAAGACTCCCAACCCCGGAGAAGGGGTGCGGGGTTGGGAGCCTCTACAGTCTACTATACTAGTCTGCTACTTGAGCAGGGTTCATGCGTTGATAGCGCCCACCTGAACGCACAACCTCTTCAATAACTACCTGTGAGTGATCACCGAAGTTACCTTGGTTGAATTCTGCGTTATAGACTGGTGCTTCTGGCCATGCGGCTGAGCCGACATGTGCACGTTGCTTCATTGTTTCTTCTGGATACTTTTCAAACACGTTAACATTGTGGTTTGGACGACCAGCTGGGGTGTCATATCCTTGATCTAGACCCAACTGAAAATCTGTTGGGACGTCTGTGTCAGTTGCAATACCTTCTTCAAAACGAAGTGGTCCACGAAGACCAGGTTGTGCAGGTGACATCTTTCTTTCATATGTTGCTCCAACTTTCTCAGGGAACTGAGGGGTTGGGGCAATGTTTTCTACTGCCATGTTTACTCCTTATGCATAGGGATTGAGGGTCCTCAGGTATAAGTCTCTACCTTAAGGCTTCTTTTTAAATGCTAAATTAAGAAAAAAATGGTGAAGCACTTACTTCAACCGTAGGCATAACCATATCCTGGGTCATGGCACAGGCGATTGCTAAAGAGTCCACAAAGTCGTCGTGGGCGTGGGCCTCGTCCGGGGCAGCAACTAAAAAGTTGGGCCCTTTATACTGGACTTCGGCATCCGTCATTTGTTGGTAAAACTTCTTCCAAATACGTAAACGACGTGTTTTTGCGTGTGCAGGCCAAGAAACCATCTGTCTTTGAATTAGGGCCTGCAGATGTTTCCAGCGTTTAGATTGCTCTGAGGGACTAGAGGTAATTGGAACTACTTCAGCTCTAGGCATCAATACTTTGAGTCTACC